ACAAATTCAAATTGGAATAATGGGTCTAATATAACATTTGGTAATGATTTCGTAGGAACGGCTGATGAATTCAGATTATGGTCTACACCATTGGATAAAGAAAGATTCTATGAGCACGTTTCATTTCCAGAAATGATTAATGGTAATCATATTTCATCTTCAACCGATGACTTACATTTCCGTTTAGATTTTGAATATCCAAAAAATCTGGCAGTATATAACACTATACCAAACGTAGATACGAACATTTATTTTAGTGGTAGCGCGGATAGAGTAAGCTATGAAAGTGGAAGTGTAATTGAATTGTATTCAATGAATCCATCAGCTTCATATTCGGCATCTGTTTATTACCCAACATCCATAACAACTTATCCATATCAATTTGAAGCAATAGATAGAAGCGTTGTGTTAGAAGTTCCTGATATGGGTTCTACGAGATACTCTACAAACAAAGTTAGATTTGAATCGCAAGAATTAGTTTCCGATTTATCATCAAAAACTCGTTCTACTAAAAAAGCATTTGACCAATCTCCAACTGATTCGAATAGAGTTGGTTTATTTTTCTCTCCTACAAAAGAGTTGAATATTGATATTGCTAAATCATTTGGTGGAATTAATTTAGATAACTATATTGGTGACCCATCGGATAGATATAAAGATACTTATAAGAGTTTAGATAAGTTAAGACATTATTACTTTCAAAGATTTGATGGTAGAGATATCTACGCATACATCAACTTAATCAAACTATATGAGAAATCTATGTTTGAAGATATTAAGAAGATGTTGCCGGCAAGGGTTAAAGCAACCACAGGTCTTTTAATTGAACCGCATATTTTAGAAAGAAGTAAGCATCAACATTCAAAACCTGTTGGTGAGCATAATGATTATGAATCGGTAATAAAATATGGCGATGAATTATTATCAGCAGAACATATACAATATGACGTTGTTTTAGATACTGAAAGTGAATATTCATTGGTTGGTGAAAACAATCAATACGATACAACAATAGATTCTGCATCGGCAGCAATTTTGAATGCAGAATCATATCAACATACATCTTCGATAAATGCAAAAGAATTTTCATTATTAGAAGGTAATTCATATCAATATACAGCAAGTATAAATTCTATGTTTGATGTACCAACTATATTAACCGAAGTTGAATTAATAAATGGTAATGTTGTTGTTGGGCAAAATGATTATGAAACTTTAGGATTTGGTATTTATGCACAAAGTGGTTCTGCTATAAGAACTTACTATGATAGAGATGGTAATCTTAAAAAGGAAAGAGTTAGGGTACAATTAATAAAAGAAACCAAAACGAGAGAATATGTATATTTAACAGGAAGTGTGGGTGTTAGTGGACTTTACAATAAAGTTGGAACTGATACTTATGTTGAAACAAAATTAAATATACAACCATTTTCTGGCTCATCCGCATTAACATCATCGAATGCAAATGTGAAAGTAATTCCATTAAATGGATACTTACCAACTCATTATAGAAATACAACCGATTTGACAAGAGGATTACAAAATTCATTCTATAAGGGTTCAAAAAATACTGCAGCAACTACATTAGATGGTACTCCTCCCGTTGAAACATTCTTAACTAATCCAAACACATTAAGAGTTAATAAAGCAGGTAGAGATGCAAGTGAACCGATATTAGAAGTAGAATAACGGAATTTTAAAATATTTATATTTATAAACAAAGATAATTAAAAAACTATGGGATATTTAAGTAATAATGAATTGACAGTTGATGCAATTCTTACTAAAAAAGGTAGAGAAAAATTAGCAGCAGGCTTGGGTTTAAATATTACCCAATTTGCTTTAGCAGATGATGAAATCGATTACTCTTTATATGAGCCAGCACATCCATTGGGTTCGGCTTATTATGATGCGGCAATCAAAAATATGCCTGTATTAGAAGCATCTCCTGATGAAACGCAGGTAATGAAATATAAAATTGTAACACTTCCAAAAAATACTACAAGAATCCCAGTTGTAGAATTTGGTGTTCCTAACGTAGCAGTTAATCAAAGAAGTGGCGAGGTTTCATTATCTCCAACTACATCGCCTGCCGGAAATAGAAGATTAGGATATACAATTGTATTATCAAATAAAAACGCTGGTGATATTGTAGGTGAAGGTGTAACAGCAGATGTTGGTACTGTACCTATTTTCATTGGTGATGATGTATCAGCAACTGCAGCAGTTGCAAAGGGATTAACTTTCAAATTTATTCCAAACCCATCATTAACTTCGACTATCAAAACAACAATAACTGTTTATGGTAACGAAACGGGTGGTTCACAAACAATTCCAGTAACCGTAACATACGTTCAATAATATAAACTATGGCATTAGTAAGAGATAACAGAGGAGCCCTTTTAGCAAGTAATTTATCACAATACTTGGCAGGTGCAGCAAACACCGCAGGTACTCCCATCGATACAAACGAGTTAGTAAACATCGTAAACCAATTCTTAGGACAAGGTGAGCAGATTAGTGCCGATGTAACTACCATAACAAATGGTATTTACAAAAAGTTTGGTGCTATTGATAAAGTAACAAATAGAACCGAAGTTGTAACTTCTGGTATTTGGAGCAGTGATGCCGGTTCTTTAAACGCATTCTACTCATCATCAGAACAAAGTTCATCAGTAAGTGGTAAATACTATTTAGATGTTTACAATGAACACTACACATCAGCATCAGCTGAAGTTCAGTTTTCTATTGCATACGCACATATTAGTGGAGGTGGTGTACCAACATTATCACAAACCGATAGTTCAACTTTAGCAACTAAAGCTATCTATTCTCAAATGAGAAATTTACTATTAGATGGTGGTGATACATATTTTAGTGTTTACAATGGTTCTACCGAAGGTGGACATGATTTAGAGCATTTCTACGCATTAAACATCAATAGAGCTAGATACAAAGAAAAATTAGACCCAGGTAATATCCAAATCGATTTATCAGGTTCAGCAGGATTAGTAACTTTAATTGATGATTCAGGTCAAACTGAAACTGTTGGTTCAAGCGGCAGAGTATTTAATATGGTTAGTGGTGCATTGAATATTGGTACTGGCAACGAAGGTACAATCAATTCAGTAACGGCATCAAACGGATTAGGATGGGGATTATTTTACCCAGATGCAGGTGTTATCATTTTAAACCCTTCAGCTGTTAGAGCAGGCGTTGGAACAACATTTGTTTCAGCATCAGCAGCTAACACATATAGTAACGTAACCAATATGCACAATTTATTTGATGCATTTAAAAAAGGAGAAGATTTCCAAGCTCGTAGAACCGAAAACGTTTCTACATCACATTATTTCGTAAGAGCTAACAATAGAGAATTCAATTTCTCAAACAACCCAACATTTGTAACGGGTTCAACTGGTCAATTTGTTCAACCTACTTTTGAAAGAGACCCTAAAGTGTATATTACTACTGTAGGTCTTTATGATGATGCTAATGAATTATTAGCAGTTGCGAAAGTATCTAAACCAATTGAGAAATCATTTGATAAAGAAGTTGCAATTAAGGTTAAATTAGACTTTTAATCAGAGAGTAACTTATACCGAACTATCAATGTATAGGCTAGACCCAACTCCAAAAAAGTTGGGTTTTTAGTTTCAAAGATATTTATATATGATATGTTAAAAAGAATACCAAAATCAGATATTAGTATAAGACCGTTTAAGGCTTATAAAGAGTGGGATAGAACAACATCGGATGCTTCAGTTTTTGAAGCAGAAAATGTTTTATATTCTAATAGCACTACTGAATCCGTATCTGACGGATATTTAAGTGGTTCGGTATATAATAAAGCATCCGTTTATGGTCAGCTTAGAGCTCAATTTTATAATGGAAATGAAGATAATCCATTTATAAGATTTGGTTCTAAAAGAAATTATTACGAAACTGCTATATTAGCAAAAGAAAGATATTTTGAAGATTATGCAAAAATAATCAGTATCCCACAAATTGCAGTAGGTGAAGGTATAAAAAAGTTTTCAGTTACTTTAGTGGATTCATCTACAACATATGTTGATGATGGGTATGGTAATATACAAGACCCAAGAGATAGTATAATTGTATCATTAATAGATAATCAAACAAATGAAGTAAATTTTGTAGATTATATTAATACTCAATATAGTGCTTCATCTCCATATCCAACAAATGTATTCGTTGATATTCAAAATGAAGAAATACGAATCGTATATCAAGGTGATACATATTTTCAACAATTGGTATCATATGATGTACAATCGGGCGTATTGGTTGCAGATGATTTACCATTCTTACCAGACGCAGCACAGGGTATAAAAATAGGTAACGTATTCTATACACAAGGTTTGATAGTATTGACAAGAGCTGCTGCAAGTAGATTAAATAGTGGTTGGACTTTGGATTATAAATCAACCGAAACTATTTACGAAAACGAATTCTTATTAATAGTTCAACCGGATGAATTTAACGTTTCACAAAACCCATCAGCAGTAGAAGTTGTTGGAGTAGAAACTTCTACATATGTGGATAGTAATAACGTAGTAAGAAAAATAACAACAAACCCTGGCGTAAAATATATTCGTAAAAAATCCATATTAGAGAACGGAGATATTTTAGATTATAGATTTAGCGGAACTACGGGAAGTGCTAAAGCAGGATTTGAACACTGGGAAGTGAGTGGTTCGGTAGATTCAACGGGTTCATTCTTAGCACCATTTATAACAACGATAGGTTTATACGATGATAATTGTGATTTAGTAGCTGTGGCTAAACTTCCACAAGCAATCAAATCAGACCCCGAATTACCTGTAAACTTTATTGTTCGTTTTGATACTTAATTTATATTTATATTAAATAATAGAAACTATGTCAAAAATTTTAGATTTATACAAATCATCTCAAGCATCTTTAGGTGTTGATAAAATTGGATTCGAAGCAGGTGTTGCTGCAAAAACCCCATACACTACAGACGATTTAAAAAAAGTAGATGACCAAGTGTTAACTGCTGCAAAATTCAAAACAGGTAGAGGTGGTGAAGTAACTTCTTCTCCGAAATACTCCGATTCGGTAAAAAAATAATTAATGGCTAAGAAAAAAGTTACAAAAAAGACCAACTCTAAATGGGTTGCGAGAAAGTATGGGTTCAAATCCGGCCTTGAAGAAAATATTTCAACTCAAATTGAAAGTAGGGGAATTGATGTACAATATGAATCCGAAAAGATTCCTTATATTGTACCTGCTTCTCAACATACTTACAATCCTGATTTTAGGTTACCTAATGGTATCATAGTTGAAACAAAAGGTAGGTTTGTTGCCGCAGACCGTAAAAAACATCAATTAGTAAAGGAACAACATCCAAATTTGGATATCCGTTTCGTATTTTCCAATTCAAAGAACAAAATCAGTAAAAATTCTAAAACAACCTACGCAATGTGGTGTGAAAAGAATGGATACAAATACGCAGATAAAGAAATACCGGAAGAGTGGTTTTTAGAACCATAAAAATTTGGTAATTTCAAATATTTGTCGTATATTTGGTTTGTGTTAAGTAGCAATGATAAAAATAAGGTAATTACTGCCCTTACTAATGTATTGGGTAGCGGTCTTACTCTAAAAGGTAATGAATTGGCATTTCACTGCCCTTTTTGCAATCACCACAAACCAAAGCTACAAGTTAATACCGAAACCCAAAAATGGCATTGTTGGACTTGTAATAGTGGTGGTAAAAAATTAACATCCTTACTTCGTAAATTAGATGTAGATAGAAAAACTATATCTCTTATTAGAGAAATCTATGGCGATAGTAATTGGACACCGCAGCAAGAAGATGCTGAAACAAAGGTATTCATTCAACTTCCAAAAGAATTTATTAGTTTAGCAGAAGAACCAAAAGGATTTAATCCTGAATACAAACATGCTATTCATTATTTAAATCAAAGGGGTATTAGTATAAAAGATATTATTAAACATAATATTGGTTATTGTAAAGAAGGATTGTACTCACGCAGAGTAATTATCCCATCATATAATTCCGATGGTTCATTAAATTATTTTATTTCTCGTTCTTATTATTCAGATGAGAAAATGAAATATAAAAATCCACCAATTAGTAAAAACATAATTTGTTTTGAATCACAGGTAAATTGGAATGAACCAATTATACTTTGTGAGGGTGTATTTGATGCTATAACAATTAAAAGAAATGCTATTCCACTTTTAGGCAAGTTTCCATCCAAACAATTAGTTGAGAAAATCTTTATGAGTGGGGTTAGTGATATTGTAATTTCATTAGATAACGATGCAATCAACGAAGCGCTTAAAGCGGCTGATTATTTTAGAAAAAATGGAATCAATGTAAAAATGATGTACCTTAAAGATAAAGATGCATCCGAAATGGGATATGAGGGATTTTACGAAGAACTAAAGAAAACCAAAGAGTTTTCATCAGAAGATTTATTGTTAAACAAAATAAATTCATTATGAGTTTAAAAAGAATTTACCACATTGCAGATATTCATATTCGCAACGTACAAAGACACAACGAATATAGACAAGTCTTTGAAAAAATGTTTGAAGAAATTCGCAAAAGAGGAACGGATGATTCTCTCATTTATTTGGCGGGAGATATTGCTCATGCTAAATTAGAAATGTCACCCGAATTGGTTAAAGAAATCAGTTGGCTATTTACGGAATGTTCTAAACATTGTGAAACAATCCTTATCGCAGGTAATCACGATTGTAATATGAATAACTCCGATAGGTTAGATGTTTTATCACCTATTGTAGAGGCTTTAAACCTACCAAATTTCCATTATCTTAAAGATACGCAAGTATATTCCATTGGTGGTATAGATTTCGCCGTATTTAGTATTTTTGATAAAAAAGAAAACTGGCCAAAAGCCAATACTTTATTTGGAAATACTAAAATAGCATTATTCCACGGGCCTGTTGATAATTCACAAACCGATGTTGGATATGTAGTATCATCTCGCCATTTTACAACAGATATGTTTGATGGATATCATTTAGCATTGTTGGGCGATATTCACAAAAGACAAACTATGATTTCGCCAAGCGGATGTAAAGTAGTTTACGCCGGTTCATTGGTACAACAAAATTTTGGTGAAAGTTTAAATGGACATGGATTTTTAGTTTGGGATGTACCATCTTTGAAATACGAAGCAATTGATATTCCAAATGAATATGGTTATTATACATTGGATGTTGATAATGGCATAGTTCCAATTGTAACGGATATGCCAAAGAAACCTCGTTTGAGAGTTCGTTTATCAAATACCGATACGGCTGATACAAAGAAAGTAATTACTGAAATTAAAATGAGATATGGGGTAGATGATTTCACCATTATCAGAACCGACTCATTTAATAAGCAAAAGACTGGAAACCGACTAAGTAAATTGGATTTCGAAGATGTAACCGACATCAATCACCAAAACACATTGATAAGAGATTATGTTCAAAGAATGATGCCATTTACAACCAATGTGGATTTAGATGGATTAGAAGTAATCAATAGAGATATCAATAGTAGAATAACACAGGAGGAAGTACATAGAAATATTCATTGGAAACCTATTAAGTTTACATTCAGTAATATGTTTTCATATGGTGAAAATAATAAAATCGATTTCCAAAAGATTGGAGGTTTAATGGGATTATTTGCACCAAACGCAGCAGGTAAATCATCTCTATTTGATGCTATTTCATTTTGTTTATACGATAAGAGTAGTAGAGCATTCAAAGCTCAAAACATTATGAATAATCGTAAATCTGATTTCGAATGCGAACTGCACTTCCAAGTTAACGGAATTGATTTTCATATTAAGAGAACGGCTAGAACAATTAATAAGGGTAAAAATGTAAAAGTAGATGTACAATTTTGGAAAGAAGAGGGTGGAGTTACAACTTCTTTAAATGGTACGGAACGTAGAGATACCAATGCCGTAATTGAACAATATGTTGGTAAATACGAAGATTTTGTATTAACTGCGTTATCATTACAAGGTAACAATTCCATATTCATTGATAAATCTCAATCAGAAAGAAAGGATTTATTAGCACAATTTATGGGGTTGAATGTGTTTGATAAATTATATGAAACCGCAACCGAAGATATCAAAGAAGTATCGGTACTTATCAAAAATTTTAAGAAAACCGACTTTACGACAGAGTTGGCTGAAAAGGGTTTAGAAAAACAAACTAAGAAATCCGAATTAAGAGGCAAAGAAAAGGAATTAGAAACAAAAGTAAATGATGTAGAAGATTTATCTAATAGAATATTGGGATTAACAAAAGAGTTAGTGCCAGTAGATGTTAATTTAGATTTAGAAAAATTAGAAAAGAAAAAGAATCAAATTGGATTTGATATTCTACACGTTCTTTCTGAAGAAAAAAGTAAGAATGGTAAATTGGATGAATATACTAAATCTATTGCAGAAATATCTCAATCAATTGAAGAACATAAAATTATAAATGACAAGCCAATTGAAGATGCTAAAAGAGAATGGGATGAATATAAAAGTGAGATAAATGAAACCGAGCATCAGATTCAATTATTAGAACAATCTTTGGAATCTAATAGAGAAAAACTTTCACATTTGGAACAACACGAATATGACCCAAATTGCAAGTTTTGTATGAATAATGTGTTTGTAAAAGACGCGTTAGACACCAAATCCAAGGTAGAAGAGCAAGAAGATAAATTAGAAGAATTAGGAAACAAACACCAATCTCTAATCCAACAGGCATCTTATATTGCAGATGTAGAAGAACAATGGGATGAGTTAGTTGAGTTAAAATCTAAGTACCAAAAAGCAATTGTAATTAAAGAAAAAACCATTGCCGAATTAAAAGGATTTGAAACTCAAAAACAATTATATGATACTCAATTAGAGCAGGTAAATGCTGATATTCAAAAGTATCACGATAACGAAGATACTATCGAACGTAACAAACAAATAGAATCCGTTATCGATGGGTTAAATAGAACCAAAGGTGAGATTGAATTGGAAATCAAATCTATTAACAAAGATATAGCTGGATTAAATGGCTCTATTTCTTCATTAGAATCGTTTATAGAAGGTATTAAATCTAAGATGAATGAAGTTAAGGATTTAGAAGAAAAGAACCGACTATACACCTATTATTTAGATGCAGTTAAGCGTGATGGAGTTCCATACGAACTAATTTCTAAAGCAATGCCAGTTATTGAAAATGAAATCAATAATATATTAGGACAGGTTGTTGATTTTAGTATTGTAATGGATATCGATGGTAAAAACATCAACGCAAAAATCGTTTACGAAGACCAAGAATGGCCATTGGAAATGTGTAGTGGTATGGAAAAGTTTGTTAGTGGATTAGCAATTAGAGTTGCTCTTATTAACATATGTAACTTACCTCGTCCAAACTTCTTAGTTATTGATGAAGGATTTGGTACGTTAGATGCAAACAACTTATCATCTTTATTTATGATGATGCAATATTTAAAAACTCAATTCGATTTTATTTGGATGATTTCTCACTTAGAACAAATGAGAGATATCGTAGATGGATTGATAGAGATAAAAAAGATAGATGGATTTAGTAAAATTGATTTTTAATGTTAATAGATAATAAATTCTTTTATATTAGTTTACCAAGATGTGCATCAACTGCATTTCAATTATCTTGTATTAAAAACGATATAAAAATACAACATGCTAGAGATTTTATCGATAAAATAATATCATTAACAGATAAATCTATGGATATTCTCAATCTAAAAGAGTATATACCACATTATCACGAATCGTGTTCTGAATTATTTAATAAATTTGGGAATAATTATGAAATAATATCAGTAAAACGGGATAGGCATATGCGATTTATATCTTGTTGGGAACATGTTATTCACGAACTCGAAATTAAAAAAGAATATGATATTGCAAATATTTTAAAAAATTTAGATGAAAATGATGTTTTACATTATACATCAAACGATATATTAGATGATGATAGTATGAATCAGATGGTTACTTCGTTTATTAAAAAATATTCAATAGAACTTAAATCGGATTTTGCTAAAAAATATTTACCAATTATGCTTGATATTCAATTTAATGCAACATCCGAATGGCATGAGCATAATCCAAATATTATATGGTTTGATTTTGATAAACTATATGAATTAGAGGAATGGGTATCGAATAAATTGGAGAAACCTTTTAAATTAGAAAGATTAAACTCTAGTAAACATATAGAATGTAATTTAAAACTTACTGATAATTTTATTAAAAAGTATAATAAAATATATGATAGTTACGATTTTAGAAAAGAGAAAAAAACTTTAATATAGATGGATTTAGTAAGATTGATTCTTAACCTTATCAGCTCTTAACACACTCGCTTGAGGTTTAGTAACACCAACGTGTTTTTTAATTAAATTTTCTACTAAACTCCCCATCTTAAACCCATGTTCTTCACAATATTTTTTGAGAAGTTCGTGGGTTTCTTTTTTTATTTGCAGCATAGAATATTTCATAACTTTATATTTCTTTAGTTTTTATTAGTTTTCTTTATATAAATATGAAGATAATATTTTTTTGAAATATTTATCATTGTAACTCAAAGATATACAATGGCAATTCTGAAGAAAACTCTTTTCGATGAAAGTTTAGAAACAATTAATGTTTTAGTAAACGATACTGACCCTAATAGTAGGTATTTTAAAATAACAGAATTACCCGATACATTTACGGGAGGCAAAAACGCATTTTTAATTCAGGGTTCACCGGAATTAGTTTCTGACACAATTGTAAAAATACAAATCAGAGATTCACAAGGTAATATAATTTATCACGAACCAGGTGAAGGTATTCCTGAATATTTCGAAGGAACTTCCAAAGTCATTGCCGTTTATATATACCCCGATACCGCATTTGGTCCGTGTACTATAACAATATTGGGTGAGTTAAGTGAGTATGTTTCAAACGGAGTTAGAGTTCCTGTTCCTGAAAATTGGAAAGATACATATAACGTTAAGTGGGAAAAGCAAATAAATGTAAATCCGATATTAGCAAATACATCTAAGATAAGATTTTATCGTAGACCAAAAATTGATATAACAGAATCAATACTTCCGATTTATAATAGAAATGTAAGTAGATTAACAATATCTGGTTCATTGAATGGTACACCAATAGTACCATCCGCCGGCGAAGATTATAGAACATTTAAGGGAGTTTCACGATACGAATTATCATTGAATGGAGTATCTCAATTTTCCGAATCAATGGAAAGAGAGATTATAGAAATAACTGGCTCTAATTTTAATAAAATATATTCGCCAATCATAACCGATGTTACAACAAATAAAAAAGCGTTTGTAGATGTACCATATTATGTAACAGGCTCATCGTTGCCAAATTATTATTCGGTTACCGCATTTACATCGGCATCATACACAATGTCATACGATGCGAATGTAACACTAACTGATTCAGCAATCAACTCATCATTTGCTACCATAAACATTACCGATTTAGACACATTTAGTGGTGATGTAAACCGAATTAAAGTTTATGCTAGTTCTAAAAATGATTTAGGCGATTTTCAATTATTAGAAGATGTTCAATTAGAAAGTAATGAGTTATTATTAACATCATCTTTTGCAAATCAATTAAACGTTAGAACTGGGTTATTTACCAACGCTATATTATCATCGTTTTGGACATCATCGGTAATAGAAACAGATGTAAATCTTAGTGTCGATAATACAACTCTTTTAAAATCAGTATTATTAACACCCCAAAGCGATTATAGTTCATCAATTGGATTATTTAAGTTCTATAATAAAGAATCGGTAAACTTCACAAAGAATACAGAATACCAATTAGATTTTACACCATTGTTATCGGCAGCAGCTGATACATTTGGTGGTATTGAGGTTTATATGAGTGGGTCTGCGTTTACTCCATCTTCATTGGAAACCAATTATGGTAAAAAGATTGGAGATTTAACAACAAATACTCAATTTAGAAAATATGATAAACAACAAATAAACTTTAAACCCGATGCCGATGGCGTTGGTAATTTAGTTTATGTTGTTAAAGGTGGAGTTTGGCACATTAGTGATATAAGTTTAAGAGCGGCACAAGAATCATCGTTTTCTCCAAATGAAATTACATTGACTGTAAATGTGCCAGTTAAAATTAATAATGAAACATTTGATTTCAAATTTGAGTTATATGATATTAACAACAATTATGTTCCCGTACTATTAGAAAAAGAATTTACTTTTAGTGGCGGTAACGATGTCGATGTTAGAAGAGATTTACAATTAAATGTTTCTAATAATTCATTTAACTTTTCAACCGCATCTGTTTTTCCACAATTCGTAACAATTGATTTTACAAAAACAGGTTTAACTGGGTCTGTTACATTCCAATCACAATCAGTTGATGTAAATGGGAATTTAATTACGGGAACACCAAAGCCGGGAACATTAGATTATGTAGATATTGATACGAGAACATTATCTTTAGCAAACTTTACAGGTTCTTCTGCTTTAGGGGTAACTGTTGGAGCAATCACATATACAGCTAGTTGTGAAGATGTTAATAGATACTTTACGATTTTTAGAATAGACCAAGGTGCACCTGCAAGATTATTCTATGCTACGGCAGATAAAAATAATTTTGTGTTTGACCCGGATGATAGATATAAATCTGATATAACCGATGATTATATTGATATCCGTTTGGTAAGACAAAATTTACCATCATATGAAGATGAAGGATTTAATATTACATCGGGTTCCGAAGTTGGATTTCCTCCAAAATTAACTGAAATAGAAACAATTGGTAACGCAACTGTTTATAGATTATATGTTACGTCATCTACATATCAATCGGGAAGTGGTGGATACGTTTATGATATTGGGCAATCTCATTATGATTTTAAGTATGATACTGTTGATGGGGATTTTACTTCATCAGTAACAATCGATGCAGTATTAAAAGGAGATAAAGGTAAAGGGTTAATTGCAACATCGGATGCAAATCAATTCTTTTATAAAATGACTGATTTATCGCCCACACCAACTTCACAGACAATATCTGTATTAGTAAAAAGATTAAACTTAGGAAGTTTAACAAATACTATAACTGTAACAAGTGGTAGTGGAGTTCCTGCTTTATCTGCGCCAAACTATGAAGGAAATGGTGTAACATCATATACAATTTCAGCAGGACAATCTTCAAACTATCAATTCAATACGAATGTACAAACATATACGTTTACAGCATACGATTTAAATGGTGTAGCATATAATGATGAAATTACAATATCGCCCGTTATATCGGAATCACAAATATCGGTAAACTTAACAAATGAAAACGCAACGTTGCCAGCTCGTTCAACGGGTTGGGTAGCAAGCGGTTCGTTTGTTGCAACAAGTGGTTCAATAAGTGTTAAAGTTGGTGGAGAAGATATTACGAGAGAAGAAGGTTTAGCAACAAATAATAGATTTGATGTAATTTCGGCAACTGGCACAAATTGTACTCCAAATGATACAACGCCGGATGATTCTACATATGGGATTACGGCCTTATCCGCCGATAGTGGTTCTTTAAGTTTAGTTGTTAGATATAAAGATGGTAGAGGAAGTTCAACTGATATTACAAAAATTGTAAGTTATTCCAAAGCAAAAGCAGCAGTACCAAGTGTAAGAATATCAGCAACTCCACAATCACAAACTGTTGCAGCAAATGCAGCTGGTACACAAACCGGCGCATTAACAAACGTAACGATAAGTGCTTTAGAAGGAACTACCGATAGATTTACATCTATGGTTATTGCTTCGTCATCTGGCTTTTCTACTACACCAACTGTAAGTGGTGCTACATTAACAATGACATCTGCGGTAATGAATGCAGATGAAGCATCGGTAACATTGACTGTAACGCATACGGATAGCGAAGGTACTACTGGTCAAACACAAACCATAACAATAAGAGCCTCCAAAATAAAGCAAGGAGAAAGTGGAGTAGTTGTAAATTTAAATCCGATATCACAAGTTGTTACACGAAGTAATACAGGAACATATGGAACACCAACCGCATTTGTGGTTAGTGTTGTTGAAGGAGCTACTACATATACATACGATGGTACATCGCCGTATGCAGTATCTACATTTAGGATAGCAAATGTAGTTGGTGGTACAAATAGTAATGGTACAATTACACCAACAACCCCAACAACAACTTCGGGTACAAACGTTACATTCGATGTGATATATGTAAACGCAGCTGGTACATCTGCTACTGTTTCACAATCACATAAAGTATCAGTAGCATTAGATGGGCAGACAGGACCTGGTGTTGTATTTACGGGAGTTTGGGAAGCCAATAGAGCATATCAATTTAGTACAGGCGCAGGAACAGGCCGTAGAGATGTTGTTCTTTGGAGTACAAATGGAAATGCTCCATATGAAGTATATTATGCAGCAATTAGACAACACACATCCGCAACAGGAAACGTAGCAGATGGCGCACCAAATCAAACATCTCAAACTGGTTGGGAAAGTTTAGGTACACAGGATTTCTTTGTAGCAGCTAAGATAGGTTTGTTTGAAGATTCATATGTTCAAAGTACATTAAATATTGGTACAAATAATAATGGAGGAGTATCATCCGCTAATATTACATTAGCCGGTGGAAGTACAAATCCGTATTTATCAATTGGGCAAGCAACGCAAGGATATGCGAATGATGGGATATTTTTGGGTAGAGATAGTAACGTTGCAAAATTTAGTATTGTAAATGGAACTACATCATTCTTAAAGTGGACAGGAACTTCTTTGGAAATAAAAGGTTCATTAAACTTTACAAACCAATCATCAGTAGACTTAAGTGGATTTGGTGGATTTACAACTTTATCAGGAAGTGTTAATACCGCACAATTAGTAGCAAACACAGCAACTGCATCGGCGGCAACTGCACAAACAACCGCAAACAATGCCGCAACCGCTGCTTCTAATGCAGCAACTGCCGCATCAAATGCACAATCAAGCGCTACAACAGCTATAAACAATTTACAAGCGGTTGTTAATGGTAACTCTACTTTAACGGGTACGTTTATTAATGATAGTTTTATATATTCTCCGGCAATCGCTGGTAATGCCGGCTATTTTGATGAAATATTTAGAGTAGGACCAAATGGTATTACATTAGATGGTACGAATAAAAGTATATACGTTGGAGCTGGGACTTATAACAATTCAAACACTCCATTTTATTTTAAATCGGGTTCAGTAAACGTATTTTCATTAGGAAATAAACTATCTTTTAATGGGAGTTCTTTATTAGTATCCGGTCTTATTTCTGGTTCCGCTATTGAAGGGGGTACGATTACGGGGGGTAGTATATTGGGTTCGACTTTAGTCGGTGGTTCTATAAGTGTACCAAATTCAACGAATCCACTATTCCAAGTAAATTCAAGTGGTATAATGACTGCAACCGATGCTAATATTAGTGGTCAAATAACAGCAACATCGGGATTATTGGGTAATTGGGTAGTTGACCCGCCAGCAGCTGGTGGTTCTTTGAAAGATAATACTGGTAGAATTGTTTTAAATCCGACCGATAAAAGAATATCAATGTTCAATTCATCGGGCGAATTGAAAGCTCAAATTAATGCAGATGATACTCTATCTGCGATTGGAGCAGGTAACATCTATGTATATGGTATTGGAACATCAACCAGCGCTCCGTCAGGCCCTACCTCAAATGCAGGAAATTTAACGGAGGTTATTGGAACTCCTGTTTACAGTGATTCTGCAACGTTTACTATAC